AGAGGGAGAATCCACAAGCTTTGAGAGATGCGCGACCAGACCGTAAAGAGCCGATGAATGTTTATGTTGGGGTCGTGAATGTGCATGACTTAACGCCAAGACCTCTTCATGGAATTGGTCTGGTTGGAGAGGTAACGGTGACCACATGAGTTTTACTTTTGCACAATTAAAAACGGCTTTACAAGACTACACTGAAAACGAAGAAACAAGTTTTGTGACAAACTTGCCTATTTTTATTCGTCAGGCCGAGGAAAGAATTCTTAAAAATGTACAGCTTACGTTATTTAGGAAAAATGTTACAGGCACGATTGCATCTAACAGCTTGTATTTGAACCTTCCTACTGATTTTCTTGCGCCCTATTCTTTTGCAATAACGAGCAGCAGTGAAAAAATATTTCTTGAATTTAAAGATGTAAATTATTTGCAATCAGTTAACCCAAACCCCGCGACAACAGGTGTGCCAAAGTATTATGCTTTATTTGACGTAGAAAATTTTATTTTAGCACCCACCGCCAGCACTTCTTTTGAATCGGAGCTTCATTATTATTATCGCCCTGCAAGCCTTACAGCCGGTAGCGATTCGGGAACAACATGGCTTAGTGAGAACGCAGAAGTGGCGTTGCTTTATGGATCTTTGATCGAATGTTATACTTACATGAAAGGCGAAAACGATTTGATGCAGCAATATGACAAAAAGTTTGTTGAAGGGTTAACGGCGTTGAAAATGTTTGGAGAGGCTAAAGAGGTAACAGATGCTTACCGTACAGGACTTGTAGTGAGGCAGAAAACATAATGTGGACTGATAGTGCAAACATGCCGACTGATTTTGGTATTACGGTTCAAACTACGAAAAATCGGGGATCGACTCCCGAAGAAATTGCCGAGCGTTGTGTTCGTCATATTATTTCGGTTTCTGATTCCGCGCCAGAGGTAATAAAAGCACAAGCACTTGCTTACAAAGAGCAAATGTTGGTTCTAATTACCTTTTATTTGAAAGAAGCGATAAAAAGTGATAGAACGAATGTTTACAATTTATTGTGTGACGCAGGACAACCTAAACTAGCAGAAGCACTCAGGAGGTTATGATGGCTTTTAGTGGAAATTTTATGTGTACCAGTTTCAAAAAAGAATTGATGACGGCTACGCATGACTTTACAAATTCGACAGGAAATACGTTTAAGTTAGCGATGTATACCAACAGTGCTACTTTCAATGCCGACACGACGGCTTATACGACCTCAAACGAGGTTAGTGGGACAGGTTACACGGCAAAAGGCGCTACGCTTACAAATTCAACTCCCACGAGTTCAAGCACGACCGCATTTACCGATTTCACTGACGTAACATTTAGCAGCAGCACCATTACGGCTAGGGGCGCATTGATTTTTAATGACAGCGCGTCGGGAGATCCCGCTGTTTTAGTTCTTGATTTTGGTTCTGATAAAGAGTCTTCAAGCGGTGATTTTGTAATTGTTTTTCCAACAGCGGATGCGAGTAACGCGATAATCAGGATTGCGTAGTGGCTGATGTAACAGTTGCCCTAAGTGGCTGGAACTCTGTTAACACCACATGGAATTCTGGCACATGGGGTGGCGACACTGTAATACCAGGAGCTACAGGGTCTACTAACAGTGTTACAGTTATTTTGGAAGACACTGTATTACTGACGGGACTTGCAGCTACCAGTGGATTATCAGGAGTCACGGCGACAGCGGGGACGGGAGTAACGATTAATGTGACCGGTTTGCAAGCAACCGGCTCAACAAACGCGGTTTTAGTTTGGGGTAGAATTACACCAGATGCGACAGTGACTTGGACAGAAATAGTTGCAACGCCTTAGTGAAGGAGAGGCAAAAATATGGCTACTTATGTAAATGATTTAAGATTGACAGAACTTGCGACGGGTGAAGGCAGTGGTACCTGGGGCACGACCACTAACACAAATTTGGAATTGATAGGAGAAGCTTTAAGTTATGGCACGGAAGCTGCTTTTAGCTCAGATGCTAACGCGACCACCACTGTGGCAGATGGATCAACGGACCCCGCACGATCTTTATACTATAAAGTTACCTCTGGAGCCTCACTTACTGCGACTCGCGAGTTGACGATTGCGCCAAACACCATGAGTCGGGTAATGATTATAGAGAACGCAACAAGCGGCTCACAAATTATTACAATTAAACAGGGCAGTGGCGCAACAGTCAACATTCCCAACGGCGGTGTCAAAATTGTTTATCTGGATGGCGCAGGATCCGGTGCCGCTGTTGTTGAAGCAACTGTCGATCTGGATCTGACAGGCACAACGACAATTGCTGCACTTACTGCTTCTGGCGCTATCACCTCTAGTGGCGTTATTACAGGCTCCACCGTTGAAGCAACTGGCGATACATCTGCTGGTGACAATGCGGCAATGGGCTTTACGTCAACGGAAGGTCTCATTTTGACAGGTCAAGGCTCGACCAACGATGTTACGATCAAGAACGATGCGGATGCGGATGTTCTTGAGATTCCAACTGGAACGACCAACGTCACTATTGTTGGTACGCTTGGCGTAGCTGGTGGTTCGACCAATGGCGTAGAAATCAGTCAAGGCGACATTGCATTAAAAAATGGTGGCACACAGTCAACCATTAAGTTTTATTGCGAAAGCTCAAATGCTCATTATGCACAGCTCCAAGCACCAGCACACAGTGCTTTTGATGGCAACAAAACTTTAACGCTGCCAGCAGTCACAGACACTTTAGCTGGAATTGCTGCAACCCAGACTTTGACAAACAAAACGCTTACTACTCCAACAATCACTACTCCAGTAGTCAACGCAGGGTTGCAGTTAAAAAATGGTGCGACAAGTGCAGGGTTTTTAGAATTTTTTGAAGACAGTGACAACGGCACAAACAAAGTTACGTTGATTGGCCCTGCTTCTACCGCAGATATAACGCTAACCTTACCTTCGTCTGATGGTGATGCATCTCAGGCGTTGATAACAGATGGGTCTGGTGTTTTAAGTTTTTCAACAGCAAAACTAGTGGGTAAAGAAACCATCTATGTTCCAGCAGCGGCAATGTACCCAAACACCACAAACGGTTGTGCGGATATTGCACAAGTCGAACTATCGAATGGGCCAGAACTCAAATGTTTGGATTTTGACCCATCTTCTGATGAAAATGCTCAGTTTACCGTATGTTTTCCAAAGTCTTGGAACGAGGGAACTGTGACATTTCAAGCGTTTTGGACAGTCACTGGAACAAACACTGGCACAGTTGCATGGGGTTTATCGGGTGGTTCGATGGCTGATGATGCTTCGATTAACACAGCGTTTGGAACAAACGTGGTTGCGACTGCAAAAGCCTTCAGCGGTACCTCAAATGATATGACGGTTTCAGCAGAATCAGGTGCTGTTACTATTGCCAATGCGGCAGTTGATACTATGACGTATTTCCAGATCATGCGAGATGTAAGCGCGGATGATCAATCTGGTGATGCAAGACTATTAGGTATCAAGTTGTTCTTTACTACAGATGCGGCTAACGATGCGTAGAGGTAATTGACATGACAATGTTTGGCTACAATGTATTGGGTTTTGGTGTAGGCGGCGCACCTGTGACACTTTTATCTTGTGAATGTATCGTTTTGGCGGGAGGTGGCAGTTCAGGCGTCACCAATGCACAACGATCAGGCGGCGGCGGGGGTGGAGGTTATGTTGTAACGTCAGCCAGAGATTTTGTTGGTGGGGTAGGATATACCGTGACTGTGGGGGCTGGAGGTGGCTTTCCAGGCGATTACATTCACGGTAATAACGGCGGAGATTCCACCATTGTTGGTGCTGGCGCGGATGCTGGAGATATCTTTAAATCACGAGGCGGAGGTGGGGGCGGCTTGAATGATTCTCTCGCACGAAGCGCAGGCACTGGCGGTGGGGGTGGAGCAAGTAGCAACACCAGTTATAAAACAGGCGCGGGTGCCGATAATTCGGGATATGATTCTTCTGGCGGAGGTGGCGGAAACGGCGTTGACAGTGCTTACGCTTGGGCTGGGGGAGGCGGTGGCGGCTCAGGGGGAGGAGGAGGAAATGCTGACTCACAGCCAAATGGAGGTGCAGGGGGATCGGGCTTTACCCCTTCTGGATGGTATAACTCGACGGGTCGCGGCGGCGGGGGAGGAGGAGCGGCAAGGTCTACGAGCAACAATAACGCCCAAGGCGGATCGGCCTCAGACGGCGGCAGCTCAGGGGCGGCGCGAGGAAAACAAAGTGTACTCGATTTTGGAAACGCTGCCGCAGCAAATAAAGGTGGGGGCGGAGGTGGTTACATAAACGCTGGACAAATGTATCGGGCAGGAGGATCAGGGTACGTTATGATTCGTTACTCAGGCTCTCAAGCAGCCACAGGCGGCGACTCCATTACGGAAGACGGCGGATACACGTATCATGAGTTTACATCCAGTGGAACTTTTACACCTAACACGTAGGTAAAATATGTCACATTTTGCAAAAGTGAAAAACGGTGTTGTACAGACAGTTATAGTGGCAGAGCAGTCTTTTATTGATTCGTTACCAACAGAAGATGGTGTAACGTGGGTTCAAACATCTTACAACACTCATGGCGGAGTTCACTACAAAGACCAAACTCACGTTGCAGAATTTGAAAACGAAGACGGCACAAAAGAAACAATAACATCATCCGAAAGAGTGCCAGATGGTGGTGTTGCGTTAAGAAAGAATTTTGCTGGCATTGGTTGTATTTATGATTCTGTTAGAGACGCTTTTTACACCAACCAGCCTTTTGCCAGTTGGACCTTGAATGAAGAAACGTGCCTGTGGGAACCCCCTGTTGCGATGCCTTCAGATCAAGAAAAAAACTGGGTTTGGGACGAAACAAATAGACAGTGGGTTGAATCTACCTAATGCATCTTATTTCAAAGAATATTAATGACGGCCCTACGCCTGTGTTATTAACAAAAAACACTCATCCGTCTTTTATTGGAAGTTGGATTTTAGATGATTTGTCTATTTGTGATAGGCTTATTGCATATATAGAAGATAAAGACGCACAAAAACGTGGCGAGACTGGCGCAGGTTTGGTTTATTCACCAGAAGACGGAAGAAAAGTTGTGAATATC